GCCCGTAGGACTTATACCGTGATTTTGATATTTTAGCCATTGTTAATTTTTAACGAACCCCATAGCAATGTTACCGACTGAACCAGCAATACCTGATATTGTACTACCCCAAACTCTTTGTGCCGCAGCATTCGGAGAAGCCATAGCTCCTCTAACTGGCTGTGGTCCAAAGTCAAAGTCTTCGAGTTCTCTTGGATAAAGAAACTCAGCTCTTGGTGTAGGTAATGCTTCTTGTGGCATTGGTAAGAAACCGGGGTCAAGCATACGTGAAGCATATGCAGATAAATCTGCTGAAGCTTTGTCCGTAGCTAGTTCTTCAAATACAGCTCTTGCATTTCTGCCTGCACTTGCAAAGCCTTCGTTAAGCTGTGCTATTTGACGACCAAAATCAGCAGCATTAACTTGACCTCCTTTGGCAGCTGTACGTCCACTCATACCTCTTGCTCTTAGCTCTCCTTCTTTTAATAAGGACTCAAGGAAAGCTTCTTGTTTATCAAAAGCTTGTTCAGTATATATTTCTTCTAAAGCTCTTCTTTCACTTTCATAACCTGTTTGATAAGAAGTAGCATTTAGACTTAATTGTTTTGTATAGACGTCTTCTGATCTCTGAAATTGTGCTTCATTTGAAGCTTGCTCTCTGTTACGTATCTGTAAATCACGCTGATATCTCTTAGCATTCATAGCATCAGTATAGTCAGCAATACGACCTTCGTTACGAGCTTTAGTAGCTATCTCTTCTATAGCAAAGTCTCTGTTAGCTATGATAGTTTCTTTATCAAGTTCCCACTTTTCCATGTCGTAAACATAACGACGTTCTGTGGCATCATTCGATAGCTCGGCTTGTTCACGTGCAGATTTGGCAGCTTGTTGACCACCATGAATCTGTCCACCTACGGAAGCTCCTATACCAGCTCCTACTAAAGCAGATGTTGATGCTAAAGCAAAGCCACCAGAAGCTACAGCAGCTCCACCTAATCCTCCTAAAAGA